AACAGACCTAAAGTTACCCTTTGTTCGATGTTTTGTCTAGTAAATCCTGATGCCGGTTCCACGACCTGCTCTTGCGTGCAGTGGATTAAACAGACGCCAAATCATGTAGCCGATGGCATCATTCATGTGATCGTACCCTGCATCTTTGTCAGGTTCACCTTTTTCTGTGTAGCTTTGCAACTCCAAGCATTCAATCGTGCGTTTGCAGTTTTCTGTTACCTGCACCCTTACTTGTCCTTTCCCGTTTTCCAAAGCAGCTTGAACAGCAGCCACCCTATCGCGCACGGGAGGATTTGATCTTTCCGATTGATTGCTGAATCCGTAGCTTTGCAAAATTTCGATGTCGGTTCTTGTGGCGTTCGTGCTTCGATTTCCGCCAGATGCGTCAGGGTAGGCATATAACTGACGGTGGGGATAGCGCCTTTTAATTTCTTGTCCGATGGCATCTGTGTCATGACCACCGCTGATCTCATCGATGACGATTAGTTTATCTGGTGTGCGTACTGCGATCACCGCACTCATGTTGCCGATGTTGAAGTCAACCCCGACGTGTAAGGGTTCACTACCAGCATCGAATGATTTGATGACGTGTTTTTCGCGATCAAATCTGTCATAAACCTGGCCTGTGTTCAGGTTTACAAACTCACCGTCAAGATACGCTTTCAGCAGGCTTGGGTCGTAGTTAGCTTTTAAGCGTTCAATAAAGTCAGGCGGCAGATGTGGATTATCTACTGTCTTCATCTTGATGAGCTTTCGGTCTGGACGTTTGAGCGCATCCGGAGCCCCAAACTCGTTGTACAACCACTTAAAGCCTTCTGGCGTCGATGCTGCAGCAAACTGTCTGATGTTGCCGGATCTCAAACGACCAAGGATCTTGGGGAAAGCTCTTGATGTGATTGCGGTGTTTACAACGTCAACCTCGTCAGCACAACAAAATGCAAGGTTCAAGCCGATGATGCGTTGGTAGTTTTCAAAACTGCGGCACAGAATTTTTGTATCACCACCAGGCAAATGCAGGATATATTCCGGCAATGGTGAAGCCCTAAAGGTATGCGGGATTTCATAGTGTTCTAGGAAGTCGTCAAAGTCATTCAGCCAGATATCACGAATCAAAGGACCCGTAGGTTCCATGACGCAACCGATAAAACCTTGATTAGCAATCGCTAGCGCAAGCGTTTTGGCGCATAGTGCTCGGGTTTTGCCTGCACCGTATCCAGCAGATATTGCCAAGATCTGTGAGTCTTGATCTGATACAAAGTCAAGCTGGCCTGGGTGCAGATCAGACTTGATGCGATTTAGCAGATCATCAGCGTCAAGTGCTTGAGAGTCACCAAGAACATGCCCGATCGGCGCAGCATCAAGAATCGACATTACGCAAACATGCACCGCGCAGCTGAGCACGCTTTTCTTCAATCAAGTGCATCGACGAAACAGTGCAACAAGCTGTCACGCCGTCAATCTTCATGCACACGCGATACATGCTGTCTTCTGTTGCGTCATACCAGAAGTCTTCATTCTTGACGGGCTTAATTTCAGTCATGACATAAGTTGAGCAAGTTTGGCAGCAGTGTTAATTGCACCTAGGGCAACAGAAAGCTGACCACGACCACGGGCTTCCTGTTGCAGCGATGAACATTGCGACAGCAAATCAGCAATCATCTGCGGGCGTTCTAGATCCCAGTCAGCACGAATTTGATCGCGTGCAAGCTGCAAGTATTTATCGACAGTTCTGTCACTTACACCCCAATTTTCGGCAGCGTGCCGAATGCAGTCTGATCGCTTGCCACCATTGGCAACGATGCGAACGAACTCAGCGACTCGCAATTCTGTTTCTGCTTTTAGTGAGCCCTTTCCAGCCATACGGCTTAATTTGTTGCTTTAACTATACCGAATTCTGTGCATTTAGGAAACGAGCGAATGCACCAGGGCGCGGCTTGAAGCTGCGACGGTAAGTTTTGTTGGTGTTTGAGATGTAGAGTTTACGGCCATCGTCGGTGATGATGTATTTAGCACCGCGAGGGCTGGTGTGTACTTCGTGGTCGCCGATGTACTTTTCAGAGATGGTTGCCATTGTTTTGATATTGCTGCCAGAGGCCGGTGTAGGTGTTGTGATGCGGGTGATTGCGATCGAAGCGTTTATCTAGATGAAAAAGGAGTTCCAGAAGGATGACACGATCCATCATTGCTTCAGTGTCCTGCGCTTCGGGTAGCACGGGTTGCATTGCTTGCGGTGCAATGTCACTGATCCAATCGTGAAAGTAGCTGCTGCTCATTTTGCGGTTGAGGGTTGAGGCGATCGAAGTACAACGACGTGAAATAGTCGTCGTAGGTGTTGAGGATGCTACGCAGCTTTTTGCTGCTGATTCGAGGCGATGGTAAAGATTGCGATGGCTGCAGCTTGTTCAGCCTGTTGTGCAGTGAAGATGCCATGAAACCGTTTGCGAATGGCAGTTGTTACCTGATGCAGTGCATCAGTAGTGATTGCCTTTTGATGAAGTGAATTGCGGATGATGTCTGCGCGTGAACTGTTTTGTTCTTCCGCAAGCTTGTCAATAATTTCGATGTCTTTTTCATCAAGACGCAGGGTGAACCTTCTAAGCGACATCAGCAGCGGTGAGGAGGTAAGCCTTGATCCGTTCCAGATCGTTGTTGAGAGAGCGTAGCAAGTCTTTTGGGATAGGACGTTGCTCTTCGATTGCATTGTCAGATATTGCAGCAGCAGTTGCTTTGGCTTCGTCTAGCAAGTCTGCGAGCATGTCAACAACTGGTTCTTGACGTTCGGAAACGTCGAACATGTCATTGAGCAGCATCTGCAACGTGTTGTGATGCTTGGGGGATGGGCGTGACTTTTGGCTTAAAAGACTCCAGCCAATCGTTGAGCTGCTGGAGGGTTTCTGTGCCTCTGCCAAGTTTGAGTTGACGCTTGATGAATTTGACATCGGTTGTGATGCGCGAGGTGTTTTTGTAATAGGTGACGAAATAAGGTGATGGGCCTTCGCGTGTTTCGCGGCGTTCAATGATCAAGCCGTTGGATTTAAATGTGTCGGCTTTCATTGATCACGGAGCAAGTTTTTGTGTCGCACACCGCGATAACCAGAAGGGAAGTGATGCAGTGAGACATTCATATTTGACTTGAAGCCTGGTGAGGGTTGATCAAGTTGCTCGATTGTGACGAAGTTGTTTTCAACCATGTGCCGAAGCTTGTGGCGCACAGAAGTTAAATCAAAAGCCGAAGTTGACATCAGAAGAGATCCTTAAGGATTGGATTCGTTGCGGGCTGGTCATCAAAGCCACGATCAGCGGTGAAGACGCGATGCGCTGGGTGCTTGTGTTCAGGCTCCTGTACGGGGCCGTAAGGGCTCTGTTTCTTGGGTGGGAACACATCACCCCAGCCAGAGGTGATCGCTGCTTCTAGAGCCGTTCTGCGGTCTTGTAGAGACCACTGGCGCAGCTTCCTGCAGATGCGGTTCAGCACTGGTGTTGAACGCACACCCTTTTTCACAGACCAGAACTCGATAAGCAAGTCACCGCAACCACTTAGATCACCTGGCACAGACGATGCTGGCAGTTTCTTGAGCCTGTTCGGATCCTTGTTCCCGTTTTCGGCGCTTGCGCCTTGGGTTTTATTTCTTGGGTTCTTGTTCTTGGGTTCTTGTTCGCCTTGCGTTTTTGCAAGGGGTCCCCTTGCGTTTTTGATAGGGGTCCCCTGTTGTTTTTGTAAGGGGTCACCCCTTTCGTTTTTGACAGGGGTCAAATTTGCAAGGGGTTGCGGTGCATCGGTTTTGACGTGATGAACCGTTGTGTAACCTGGTCTTTCAATGGATGTGATCCATCCCGTTTCACGCAACCACGACAGTGATCGCCTGACCACGAACTCACTGATGCCGGTTTCGACGTGAATCGTGTTGATCGAAACCCAACAGCCTTGATCTGAATTCCAGCCGTGACGATGCAAGACGGCATAAACCGCCCATGTAGCAGCATCGGCTTGATCCATAAGCTTGTAGGGAAGTGCAGCGAATCCGCTTGCACTGACTTTGCTTGGCACGTGCTAACCTCCGTTTGTTGGTTTAGGGCTGCCACGCAAGCCACCGTTGGCGCGGTGGCTTTTTTATTGCGTGCCGTTGATTCTACGGCGATTCCACAGATTGGAAATACGCCTTCAGGGTTTGTTCATGCTGCATGAAAAGCACATCAGCATGACGCCTGAGTTGTGAATCATCAAATCGTGTGGTCTCACGAAACATGCCGGTTTCCCAGTACAGGGTTTCTTCGTGTTGCTTTTGCTGTTTGATGAATTCAAGGGCTTCGCGTGTTTGATCACGATCCTTGATCAGTGCAGCAAGAAGCTGTTTACGTTGTTCAGGTGTCATGTTTTTTCAACCAATAAAAAACAGTTGATTTTGGAATGCCTGTTAATGACTCAATTTCACGGCAACTTAACCCAGAATTAGATAATTGAAATATCTCTTGAAAATCTTTTACAGATAACTTGGTGTTATTTGAGTAGTGTCTAGGAGTTTTTTCCCGTGTAAGTTCTCTACTTTGCTCTGTCATCGGTTTATTTTTTTTCGCTTTAGTTCGCGCTTTGTAAATATGACCATACAGCAGCCAGTTACGCTTGTTTTCTTCTAAGCGTTCTTTTCTTTCTTGCTCGTAATTCTTGGGGGAAGAGGTTTCCAGCGCTCTTTTCATTGACCATCCTCTTTTTAACCTTTCCCATAATCTACGCGAACCAATGTTGTACTCTTTGGCCCAATCATTTATTGATTGCCGCTTGCCTTGATATTCAATATATTTTGATCGACTTGTATTGTTGTTTTGCTCTGCTTGTGTTTCCCACCTGCAATTCGTTTTGCAATAATTTCCATCATTATCTATTCTCCCAATGCTCATGCCCTTCGGGCGAGCGCCCATATCGTTCAAAAAATTACTAAATACAAACCATTCTGGCTCGACTATAATTCCTCTCCCACCATACCGTTCAAAAGCACTGGAATGCGGGCTGTAGCATCTACGAAAAATTCCGACCCATCTTGTCATTTGATTCAAAACATCCTCGTTTGAAAAATCAGGGTGTAGCCTTGGCTCTAGATTATTTTTTTGCATTTTGTTATTCATTCCGGCTTCAATCCTGCACGCATTGCGGCACGAATGATGTCCATCACTGCTTTACTTGCAGCATTGGCTGTGGTGTAATTCATTGCAGCAGCCCATTCAGCTACATAATCCGCCAAAAAATCTTCGGTGATCGTGACGCGAGGTTTCCGGCCAATGTCGGCACGTTCTACAGATTGTTGAACAGGGATCTCCTGCTTTTCAACTTCAATCGTTTCAACAGTTTCCTGTTTTGCAATTCGATATTCGATTGAACGCTTCAACGCATCAATCTGCAGCGGAAGCGGAACACAGTTGCCTTTGAGTGGCGCTCTACCACCATCGGTGGTTTCAACCACACCCATCAAGGACACGTTGTCACCGCAACGCAGCATGTCTTTTTTCAGGGTTTTGTCGTCATCGAGCCATGTCATGCAAAGTTGCCCCGCGACATGCGTATAAAAAAAGTTCTTACCAGGGCAAAGGCTGATGATTGTTCCTGTTTGAAATGCGAAGTTTGAACCGCTTGACTGTGGAAGGCTGAGATTTGCCGTCATGCTGTGCGAAGCAATGAATGAAGGATGACAGTGATTCATATCGCGGTAAGCGATATTGAACCAGCACCACAAGGAAGCAAGCGCCATGTGGGTGGCGGCAGACTAATAGAAGCATCCAAGCGATGCAAGCCATGGAGGCAAGCTGTCGCGGCTTCTGCACAAAAGCAGATGAAAGATCAAAAAGCAGAACTATTGACTTGCGCTTGCAGCGTGTCCGTGATATTTCGATTCAAACGACCAAAGGCACATTTCACAACAAATGGGCAACTAAAGGCAGCAGCTCCTGAGCATTGCGTTGTGAAACGGAACGACATTGATAAATGCTGCCGGTCAACGCTCGATGCACTAACCGACAGCGTGTTTGCTGATGACAGTCTCGTTGTGAGTCTGAATGCAGAAAAGCGTTATTGCATTGGCAGTGAACCGCCTGGCGCATTGATCACCGTGATTGCGCTTTGATTGTTTGATAGCAAACGCCGCGATAGCAGAGCTGTGAAGGCTGCAGTGATTGCTTCTGTGCGACCTTGAGCAGTTGCTGCTTCTGCTCTTTGCGCTGGAGGAGTGAGAGCACGTTCATTGTTTCGGTAGCTGTTGTTACCAATGTATAGAAGACAGGCAGGGCGTTGACGCTCAGACTGTTACAGGAATCGCATTGGATCCAATGACTTTGTATCTGTGCAGTGGGTTGACGTTGGTGCTTTTGGTAGGGATCGTGGTTGGCCTTGAAAACCAGTTGCATGCCAATCGTTGAACCTGCACACAATGGGTGCACAAGGGGTGAAGCTCGCGTATCTTTAGGTCAGTCAAGGGAACACCCCAACACAACATGACTGAGTTTCACGTCAACCTCCGCAACACAGCACAGCCTTGGGAGCGCAGCATTCTCTTCTACTTCGTGGGCAGCACTGCTGAACGTGATGCGTACCGCGCAGCAGTTGAATTCTGTGGTGGCACCTTCACCGGAATTAGCGCAGCTCACAAGTTTTTGGCAGCTGCAAAGCCCTTCGACAACGCCACCGTTGACGTTACCTGCTCCCAAACTGTTTGATCATGATCAGCATCATCCGCAAGCAACGCCCGGTACTTCCGGGCGAAAAAACACTTCCACTCAAGCCACCAGCTTGGAACAAGCCAGCACCACAACTCCCGCGCTTCTAATGGACTTTCACACCATCACCCTTGATCAATACGAGTTCATGCAGGACATGCTTGATCGCGGCAAACAGCTTCAAGAAACAGATCCCAAGACCATCTACTACATCGAAGCCTTCATTGACGATCGCCTGCAATGGACTGAATGGGCAACAGATGAAGAAGAACGCGAATCACTGATTCGTGATGCTGTCGCCGCTGGCTTCACCTACACCGTCGAAACTGAAGTTCAGTAATGCCAGCGAGCTTTTCAATCCCAACCTGTCCCGAATGCTTCGGACCTACAAAGGTGAAAAGCAACCTTAACGAACGGCGCACTTATGACCTAGTTCGCCTGCGTGAATGCCTTGACTGCCAGCATCGCTTTTACACCCGTCAAACACGCGAAAAGCCCGTGCCATTAGAAAACATCAAATGGCGCAGAGACGATCGCAACTCGCGCACCGTTTCAATAGTTGCGGACTAGGGCCGACTCACGCATCCGCACCCCTCGCACCTGATCCGCTGCAAGTGACTTGTCCTTCGCCTTTTGGCAAAGTTCTCGCAAATTCTACTATGAAAAACTTCGGAGTGATTCTTACTTTTGTTTCATTATTTGCTTGGGCGTTCTGGGTTTCGCTCACGGAGACCTTGGATGATCTAACGGAAAAAGACTGCCAAGCTGGTGTGGTCAAAGCCTGCGAAGCTCTTGCGGAGTCAAGATGACCGAGCTACCCTTCGTTGGCCTTGGCGTGCACTCAATGATCTCCAATGCTGATTACCATGCCGATCCGGCAATTTCAGCATCACACCTGCACGCAATTTCGCACAACCCGCACAACTATTTCAAAAAGTACCTAGACCCAAATCGGCCACCATCAATTCCAACGCCAGCAATGAAGCTGGGCACATTTGTGCACACTGCTGTTTTGGAGCCCGAAGACCTTGATCGACGTTATGCAGTCTGCGCTACCCGCAAAGGCTCCACGACTTACAACAAGTTAATCGACAAGGGCATTGAACCTGTAACCCAGGCGCAATGGGATCAAGCATTGGCAATGTGTGATTCTGTTCGTAATCATCCCGAAGCCGCTTGGTTGTTATCAGACGGCAAAGCTGAGCAATCAGTTTGGTGGGATGATGAGCAGTTTGAAATGCGTTGCAAATGTCGTCCTGATTGGTGGAACGGTGATATTGTGATTGACCTCAAAACAACGCAAGATGCAAGCCCACGCGGTTTTGCTTCAAGCGTTGCAAAGTGGAGGTATCACGTCCAGCAGATGCACTATCTGCAGGGCACCAAAGCAGCACGATTCGTCTTTGTTGCTGTCGAAAAAGAATACCCATTCAACGTGGGTGTTTATGAACTCGACAACGAAGCTTGCGGGATTGGTGAGGAGTTGCGGCAACGTGACATGAACCGCATCAA